TTATTAAATACACCAGCAATAGCACTAAATGCTACCTCTGTTTTACCACTATCTGCTGCATCTTTTAATTTGGGTGCTATATCGTCAGCAGTTTTACCTTGTAGAACCTCTGTTCCTGCTGCACCGAATGCACCTAATGTTGCCTTTTCATAGTTAACACCATATGCTTCTTTTAATTGATGTGGTAAATATAGGTAAATTGTCTTATATATGCTATTCTTTTGAGTAGTATCGTTCCCTATTTGCTTTGCACCTGGTCCTCCGCCCAATGGTCCTGATACATAGTTATATGGGTTTGCACCTGACTCTGGATCATAAACAGTAAATTTAAGGTAATCTACTGCCTTAGTACTGAATTGTGACTCTGGATTTATACTTTCATCCCCAGTACTCGGTCCTCTCGGACTGGTCATGGGATACATTAATCGTTGTTTTGCTGACATGGCATATTCTGGACGTTATAGACCTACTAACAAAAATAAATACAAGGGAGATCCTACCGCTATTATTTATAGGAGTTTATGGGAAAGAAAGTTCATGGTCTGGTGCGACAAGAATGAAAACATCTTGGAATGGGGTTCAGAAGAGATTATTATACCTTACATCAGTCCTATTGATGGGAGGGTGCATCGTTATTTCCCAGATTTTTATGTCAGAGCGAGGACTAAAACTGGGGGGACACAGAAGTTTATTATTGAGGTCAAACCTAATAAGCAGACGACACCTCCCAAGCAACAACGCAGACGTACAAAGAAGTATATAACTGAAATCAAGACATATGCTGTGAATGAAGCAAAGTGGAAAGCAGCAGTAGAATACTGCAAAGACAGACGTATGACTTTTAAGATACTTACAGAACACGAGTTACAGGTATGAGTGTATTCTCAGACATCAAAGACGCAACACAAGGTAAAGCAAAGTCAAAGGACTGGTACAGAGGAGAGTTATTTGGTGCATTAGACCCAGGTGAGGTCAAGGTAGGTGATTGCATATATTACAGTTATAGTGCTGCTACTGAGTCGTTACCGTTCTTTGATACATTTCCAATGACTCTTGTTGTTGACATTGATCCTATAAACGGACAATTTTCTGGTGGTAACTTACATTATCTACGTCCAGCAGCACGTCAAAGCATTGCAAAAACATGGGGTAGTGGTTCTATATCATATCCTATGCGTTGCCATCATAAATACTTTATAGGTAGGGCATCTAATATACGATTAGTCCCTCCTGTTGATCTTCGAGATTTCGTTCCACTACCCTCTGAACAGTTTGTTAGAGAACTTGGTGGTGTACGAATAGAGATACCTAGTAGTTTTATTTGGAGTAGGTTGTAGTGGACCCAAATAGTTTTAAAGAATTTAAGTCAATAATAGGTAGGTCAGCGGGTGCTATGCCCATGACCAGTAACCTGTATCAGGTTATTTTGAGTGCACCTCCTATCTTTGAATCAAATATTTACGATCCAGTAAAGGTAATAGAAGCAACAAGAACTGTTGATTACTATGCTAACAGTATTACACTACCTAGTAGAGCAGTAACAACTGGTGAATTGAATAATATAGGACAGATAAGAAGATTTGCAACAGGACAGACTGCATCAGAGATTAATATACAATTTATAGTTACAAAAGACCAGAGACACAGATATTTCTTTGAACAATGGTTGAATCATACAGCATCAGACTCAGATAACACAGTAGCATTCTATGATGACTATGTTATAGACATGGAGATCTTGAAGTTTGAAAATGGACCAGAAGGACATCAACAGACTGCTGCATATAAGTTATATGGTGCATTTCCATTCAATGTAGGTCAATTACAACTTGATAACGAACAAACAAACCTAGTACAGTTAGATGTTGCATTTTATTTCGAGAGATATAGGATGGATCAGACCATGCCACAGACATTAAGGGCAAAACCTCAGATATTGAGACCAAAAGACCTATATACTGACACAAGCATACCGAAGTTCCTCGATACTTTCATCGGAGACTTCCCTTCTCTTGGCGGAGATAGGTTAGTGTAAGTGCTATAAATACAAATGATATTATAAATTCATCATGCCATTACCAAAACTTGTAGTGCCTGAGTATGACTGTAAATTACCAGTCACAGGGAAAAAGGTCAACTTTCGACCATTTCTCGTAAAAGAAGAGAAACTACTGTATCTCGCAATGGAGACACAGAAAGAGAAAGAAATGATCAAGGCAGTCAAGAATATATTAAAATCTTGTACTGATTTGAAGAGTGTAGATAGTCTACCAACATTTGAACTTGAATACTTGTTCTTACAGATTAGATCCAAAGCGGTTGGAGAAGAGAGTGAGTTCAAGATAGTATGTGAAGATGATGGTAAGACAGAGGTAGAGGTTACACTTGACTTAAACGAAGTTCAAGTAGACATACCAAAAGGTCATAAGACTATCATACCATTGAGTGACGACATCAAATTACAGATGAAATATCCAGCATTGGATGCATTCGTTGACCGTAATATGGTGGATAATCCAGATGTTGAAGACGTATTTGCTCTTGCAGCAGAGTGTATTGACAAAGTATATGATGGAGACGAGATCTATGATTCTTTCACAGCGAAAGAAGCAAAGGACTTTATAGGTGACATGAATAATGCACAGTTTACTAAGATCCAGAACTTCTTTGAGACTATGCCGAAATTAACTCATACATTGAAGGTAGAAAATCCCAACACCAAAGTTGTTAATGAAGTGGTATTGGAGGGACTTGCTGCTTTTTTCGGATAGCATTAATGCATGACAGTCTTATGAATCACTATAAGACTAACTTCGCATTAATGCAGCATCACAAGTATAGTTTGACGGAGTTAAACGATATGATTCCATGGGAACGTGATGTCTATGTAAACCTATTAATAGGACACTTGAAGGAAGAGGAAGAGCGAATTAAGAGACAACAGAACAAGAATAGGACTTCTATCTAGTGGCAGCAACCCTAAGAGAATATATTAGCGTCAAACCGCCTAGTGGTAATTCGGCACAGGTCAAAGCGATGCGTCCTCTTTTGGTCAGTCAGAATAGACTAGGTGGAGCAGTTTCATATTTTGGTTCAATAGTCATGGATCTCAGGGAGATCATGATGGTTCATGCAGATGCTGCTGTTGCATTTGCACAAGAAGAAGATAAATTATTGGACGATGAACATAAGCATCGTTCTGATATGATTAAACCCCTAACTCCTATCACTCCATTGGTAGATAAAGGAAGAAAGAATGATAAGGCAGCAGAAGATGCACAAGAAGAAGATGATGATGATGAAAAGGATGGTAAGAAAGTAGGTGAACAGATAGCATCGAAAGAAGGGAAAAAGATGAAATGGTGGGAGAAACTTCTAAAAAGTTTCGCACCTATTGTCAATTTTATTAGTAAAGCATTTACAGCATTTGTAGCATATAAAGCATTTGAGTGGTTGGGTAATCCTGATAACCAAAAGAATGCACAGACAGTATTAAAGGCAATAAGTGGTATAGTAGGTGCTGCTGCAAAGATTGCTGGTTTTGGTATCTTTCAAATTATGGAAGGTGTTACCAGAGTATTCGGTGTCAACCCAGATAGTAAAGGTATAGGCAAAGTATTTGATAAGTTGTTTGGTGTCTTACAGATATTTGGTGGATTAGGGTCACTATGGGCAGCATCAAGATTATTAATGCCATGGAAACTTGTAGGTGACTATAAGAAGATGAAGAAACTTGGTGATACACTGAAAAAGATCAAGAATTTCTTCCAAAGAAAACCAAACATACCTAGGACTAGGGTAACAAGAAGTGGAAATAGAACCCGAAGTAGAGGAACTAAACCTAGAAAACCTGGTAGTAGTAGAGTTACCTATGGCAAGAACAGTAAACCCAGTTTGATGCAACGTGCCAAACAGTTTGGTCAGAAGAAGTTATCACAGGTAAAGAATCTAAAAAATAATGTGGTGACTAAGGTAAAAGGTCTTCCTAAGACTTTATCTAAGATGAAGGGTAATGTAATGAATATGGGTAAAAACATAGGAAACTTTGGTAAGAATTTACTCACCAGAGGTAAGGACTTTGTAGGTAAGGCAAAGAACTTTGGAATGGATGCGATAGAGAAAGGTAAGAACTTATATAAAGGTGCTAGTGAGTGGGCAACGAAGAATGTTAATAGAATGAAGAACCTTGCAACCAAGGTAAAGGGTGGTGTATTTGATTGGGGTAAGAAGATAGGGGCGAAGATGAACCAGTTGAAAGAAATGGTGAAGAACCCCAAGGCAATGTTCAAACCTGTGATGGACAGGATAAAGAATACTATTAAACCTATCATTGAAAAGAACCCTAATATTAAGAAGGTACTGTCTCTTAAAAATGCAAAGACTGGATTAAAGAATGCTAAGGACTTTGCAATCAAGAATGTTAAAATTGCAATGAAGAGCAAGGAGATGGCAAACCTATCTAAGTTCTTGAAAGAAGCAAAAGGAAGAGTAAAGATAGGTGGTATTGATAAAGTTATAGCAGCAGTCATGGGACTCATAGACTATGGTTTAGGTGAGTCTCCTATTAATGCTATTGTAAGTGCAACATCTGGATTATTAGGATATGCTGCTGGTTTTGCAATCGGTTCACCGTTTGGTGGTTTCCCTGGATTCATCACAGGTGCAGCAGGAGGTATGGCGGGTGAATTTATTGGTGCACAATTACTAAGAGGTCTAGGTAAAATGCCTGGATTTAAGAAATTAACAGAAATAGACGATCCACTTGCTAAGTCATTAGGATTATCTCCAAGACCAATACTTAGAGATCCAGATGTAGAGAAGAAGAAAGAAAATGATGAGAAGATGAAGAAATTCATCGAAGAAACTGACGCAGAGTTTGGATTTAATGACGACGACATCAGAATCAACCCACAGGATAGGAAGAACATAAGTCTTCTAGATTGGGGCGGTGTTGATGATCAAAAGTATAGTCTTAACGAACTATATGTTATGGAGAAGAATGGTAATGAGGCAGCGATAAAGTATCTTGATGCGAGAAGAAATATGCAGAAGATGTTAAATCCTAACAATGAAGGACACTCCACTTGGCAGAGTAAAACAACGCTGACAGATTCAGAGGGTACAATAACAGTAACTGATTCTGATGGTTTCGCCAAAGGTGGTATTGTTCCAAACCAAGATATAAGTAAGAAAATCAAAGGTAAACCAACTGTATGGAATAATCTCTATACAGAAATGACTAATAATATTAAGGAATCAAAAGCACAACCTATGACAAGTATGGTTAAACCTATGGAAGATCCAAAGGTTAAACCAAAACCCATTGGAACTTCACCTACATCAGCAATAAATAACAAGGTAAATACCCTTACAGGTTCATCAGAAGCAAAGGTTCAACGTAGTAAAGAGACTACAACAAATACAAGGATCATGGTAATGAGGCAGCAGATCATACGTTCTGTACAAGCACCACCACCAAAAGTTATCACTGGATCAAGATCTCCTAGTCCCTTAATCACATAATGGCAAAAGCAAGACTATACAAAATGGTAAACCCTGGTACTATCAAGCGTGGTGGTATCACAGTTAAGGTTGGAGATAAGACTATCACTCAACCAACTATCAATTTCTCTAAGAATATTAGTGCAATTAATAGTTTGGGTGCTACTGTTAATAGTATTGCAGTAGTTACAGAAGAATTAAAAGAGTCATTTCAACAATATTCACTAAAATCTATATCAAATTACGAGGAGTTAATTGATAAAAGACGAACACAATTAGAGGAAGAGAAGAAATTAAGAGACGATGCAGAAAAAGCAGCACTCAGGGCAAAGGGTAGAGAAAAAGATAAAGGGTCAGAAGGAAAACAGGAGAGTAAGTTAAAGAGTGCATTAAAGGGTAGTCTCGGTGTCATGAAAAAGGTTGGAAAGGCAGCGTTTGGTTTCCTAGAAAACATAGCGAGTTTATTTGGTGGTCTTATTACTAAGTTTATAAGTTATCAAGTGATGAAGTGGATGTCTAATCCACAGTCGGTCAAGAAGATGAAAAGTCTTATCAAAGGTATAGGACATATAGTCAAGTTCTTCTCAAAAGTTGCTGGTTTTATAGTAAACTTAGGACTGAATACTCTCGCAGCAGTTTTTGATCCAAAAACATACAAGAAGATATTTGAATTTGTTAAGTTTACAATGAACCTAGCAATGTTAGGTATTCCTTCTGCTATTGCTGGTGTTATAAAGTTCTGGAAATCAGGTAAATTACAGAAGTCATTGAAACAATTTATGGAGGGTGTCGGTGGTTTAATTAATGGATTGATGAATTTAATTACTGGTTTAGGATTAGGTAAGTTTCTTTTAGGTGCTACTGGTGATCCTGCCAAAGAATTAGAAACACCACGAGAAGAAGATGAAGAAGGTGGTACAGAGAGTAATGCTGTTCTTGAAGAGGGACAGGTGACTTCTGGTAATATGTCACAAGAACAAGCGCAAGCACAACTTAGATATATGGAACTTGAAGATGCGATGACTAATGCGTTAGAAAATCAGGATATGAAACTATATGAATCATTAGAAGCAGAGCAGAGACAGTTACCAAAATTTGCTAAGGGTGGTTGGATCAAAGGTCCTATGTCTGGATATCCTGTGTCATTAGATGGTGGTAGATCTACATCATTCATAGGACATGGTACAGAGTATGTTGCACCGAAGATGGCAGTAGGTGGTGGACCACTTGGACAAGCATTTGTTATACCATATGACACACCAGCAACAAGAACAAATCCAGGGTTGACTAACACCAGACTGTTACAAGCAAAGTCTGCTGGATTTAATGTTGCACCTATGGCAGGGGGTGGACTACTACAAGCGATTGGTAATACTATCGCTGCACCAAACATTCCTTATAAAAAGATTGAAAGTAAGATAGGTGCAGATAAAAAGACATGGGATACATTCAGAAATACTATTGCTGACATAGAATCAAGTGGTAAGTATAGAGTATATGGTGGTGCTAATGATTACTATGATGGTAGATACCAGTTAGGTAAACTTGCTAAGATTGATGGTGCACGCATCATGGGTATGAAGGCACCAGGTCATGATGAAGATCCTAAGAACTTCATGCGTGTTATGTTCCGAAACAATAAAACTCTACAAGAGAGATTGTTTGCTGGATTCACTATCGCTAACCACAACTATCTTTCCTCAGTGAAAGAATATGCAGAAGCAGATTCACTTAGAAAGATGGAGATACTAGCGTATGCACATAACCAAGGATGGAAGGGTGCTAAGGTTTATATAACACAAGGAAAGGAAGGTACAGACTCCTTTGGTACAAAGGGAACTCAGTATTCTAGTGCAATTAAATCAGCATTTACAGAAGCAAATATAACACCACAGATAAACAATACAACAAATACTACTAACAATATAATAAACAAAGTTACACAGTTTAATCAGGCAGTCAGAGGTTTGATGTCAGGTGATACTATAAACAACAATGCGTTAGATGCAACAGAATCAAATGAAAAATCAACACAAATCATGGCAGGAGACTTGAATCCTATTGAACAACCAGCAGCACCAGTAGAAACACCACCAATAATCTCAGGTGGAGGTGGTAAACCATATGAGATCCCTGCAAATGATTACATCAAACCAAGGTTCGGACTTCTTGCTGATCTTGCAACACAACCAGTTGAGATATTATGAGTACTGCTAAGAGTTATAAACTAAGTAAAATTGATGTTCTTATTGGAGATAAGAAGGTAGATATCAGAGAACTCGTCAGTGAATTTAACTGGTTTGAGTCAATAGACTCTTCATTTATAAGATGTGACTTTGTTATCTTAGATACTGTACAGTTTGATGATAATATACTTGGTAGTGAGATCATTCATATAACATTTGAGTCCACAACTGAAAAGAAATCTAGGATACAACATACCTTACAGATATACAAGATAGGTAGTATAGTAAAACAAGAAAGAGCAAAGCAATACATTCTGCATTGTTCATCACCAGAAATATATGAGAACGAAGCAAACCGTGCCTTTGGACAGTTTGGACCTGTCTCTGGTAAGACAGATATAGTCAAAAGAATGGTTAAAGATCATCTGAACTCATCTAAGAAAACACATATAGAAGCACATACAAATATAAATGTATTGTCACCTAACTGGCGACCTGTTGATCTTATATCTTATATGTCTGATAAAGTTAGTAGAACAAAGGCAGGCAGTAGACAGAGTGGTAAAGGTAAGAAGCAAAGTGGTTTCTTATTCTACGAGAACAGAGATGGATGGAACTTCAAGTCTATGGATCTTTTATGTGAACAGGAGAGTATTGCAAAGTACACCTATGCACAAGCAAACGTAGGACAGAATAATCCAGGGACAAATTTCTATCAGATAGAGTCAGTAATATATCCAGAAAGAGCAAACCAATTAGATAAGTTACGTCAGGGTGCATATAAACAGTGCACATATGGTATTGTCATGGCACAGTTAACTGATAGTTACATGCCTAATGCTGGTGCTACATCATCTACAACATTTGATGAGTGGGTAAAACTCAATGTACCATATACTGCTAATGATGGTAGTGCTGGGTCATTGAATAATGAACAGTTGCTGACGTTATATAATGCATCAAAGGACCTTGATATAACATTTAATAACGCTGGTAATGA